AAAGACCCTGCCGTATCTCCTACTTATGTTACTGCATACGCACACGATATTATACGACAGAGCAAAGACTCTAAGAAAGCGGCGATCAGTAAATACACAGCCAATGGTAAGCATTCGGTTAATGATGATGGAACGCCAACCATTTACTATCATGGCACACCTAATGGGACACCATTCAAAGACTCTCAGGTCGTGATGCGTCAGGGTGGCGGTATGATGGGGTCTGGTATTTATATTTCTCCAAGCAGTAGAGCAGTCGAAGGTACTTATGCAAGGCGACCAACCCAATCGGCTGTGAGAAGAATGATTGATGATGGGGATTTTGACGAAAAAACAAAAGATGATCTTATTTGGCAGAATGAAAGACTGCATTCAGATAGAGAAAAAATTGCATCTGAAAGAAGGAGATTGGCAGACGTACAGAATGAGGTTGAAACTCACAACGATACTGTTGAGAGATTAAGAAATGCTTTGGAAGAAGATGATATTGCAGATTTGAATGTAGAACTAAAATCTATTACACAAAGACGAAAGCAAATCCAAGACAATTTGGATCACCTTCTATATTCAGAGCGAATGTCAATGAAGATTCTGGATGATGCTGGCTTAAATTTCGAACCCACTGTCCTTCCTCTCATAACAAGAATGCAGAATACCTTCGATCTTGGTAAAAATATCTGGAGATTGGGTGATGACGGCAATGGAATAAATTATTCCAATACTCACAACATAGGCAGAGATGATACGAATGCGGCCTTGAATGCAATCATGCGAGTGACGAACAATTTCGAAGGTGGCAACATGGCAGACTTTCAGAAGGCTGTCGAAGAAAACTTTGGGGCTTCAAAGACGGGAGTTGCTGGGCAAGTAGCATATAATTCCTACATCAGAACGATAATGAGAGGCGATAGTTCTCTCACTGAGGAGCAAGCTAAAGAGATATTCAGGGAAGCTCTTGAAGATGCTGGATATGATAGTATGAGAGCACCACATAGAAACAGAATTAACAAAGACAATATATCTGATAGTGACGATTATCGTGCTGGCGAACAGGTGGATTATGATGCCTTTGTGATATTCAATCCAGAGAATGTGAAGCACGTTAACGCAGAATTCTTTGATGCCGAAGATGCTCGTCTGTATTACAGGGACTTTGAAGGGTCTGCAAAAGGTTTCAATGGCGGAGCTGCAATGGCTATGGCTGACGGACAGACGAGTAAGCTAGACACCACGAATACGGTAGACATGCTACAGGCGGTTGAAGACGAAGGCGTATCTCCCCCAATGGTAGACGCTATGTCTAGCATTATAAGACAAAGAGATTTCACTCCTGTTCAAGAGCAAGCAGTAAGAAAACAAGGGCCATTCGCATGGCTTCAAGCTCAGTCAACACGCATGGAATCAATGGGTATGAACTGGTTAGGCGGCTGGTACAAGCAACATTTCCCAGACCAGCACCAGACTTTTGCATCTAAATATATGCCCATTCATAATATGTTGCGTGGTCTTCCAGGGGCAGACGGAAAGGTACGGGCGTGGGCTCGGTCTGCGTCTGGCTCGGTCTGGCAAAAACAACCGCAGCCGTACAGGAAAATTGTTTCTGCACTTAGACACGGGGCAGACAGCAGACAGGCAAAAGTTCTGACACCATCTGAAAGAGTAGTCTTTGATAAGATTAAAGACGAGTTCGCCAGAGAACATGCACGGATGAATGAAGCTGGTATGCATTATGTTGGTTGGAGAAAGAACTACATCCCACAAATTTGGAACAGAGATAAAATTCAAAAGAATAGAGAAGAGTTCCTTGAGGGTATGATGGAGTATTATTTTCAGGAGCAAATTCAACTCCTTTCTGGTACTAGCAATATCTTGCAGAAAGACGACGCAAGACAATTTGCTGAGAAAGTTTACCAGAGCCTGACCAGAGAGAGTGTAGATGGCGTTCAAGTACCAGAAAGTCCTAAGTCTCCTATCAGAGGATCTACTAAAAATGCTCAAGCAGAAAGCATAGACTTCAACAGACTGATCGAGTTGGAGAAATATCCTAGAGCTATGGAGCTTATGGAGAAATTTCTTGAGGACGACCTTGAGTTCATGCTCGTTAAATACTTTGAGGGTTCATCAAGAAGAATACTTCACACGAAGAAGTTTGGATTAAACTCTCACGGCGTTGATGATTATCTTTATGCAACTGAAAACGGAGCAAGGGGTATAGCTAAACTCCTATCAACTAATAAAGTATTTAATAAAGACTTTAGATCTGTAACTACTGAAGGTGTCCAAGAAGGAACACTAAGGTCTGAGGTATCCATGCCATTTACTGGGAAGGATCAGGACGCTATTAAGTTTTCTGAAGAACTGGTGGAGGTTGCCAATACACAAGGTATACCAGCCGCAAGAGAAATGCTTAACTCCATCGCAATTATGACACCTAACGGTCAGATTGATAAGACATATACAGCCAGAGTTGAAGCGATACTTGGGGCATTGCAAGACCACAAAGGTGTTAAGACACTATTGGAGAATGACAATGCTAAGTTTATCGAGAATGCTATGCGAGTGGCTAGAAAAGATAGCCTCAATGACTTTGGAGGTAAGGCAGGTCTGAGAGTTTCTCGTGGCCTAAGAAGTTTTAACAATGTAACCCTGCTTGGCTTCACTACGCTAACATCATTGGGCGACCTTGTTCTACCAATCGTAAGGTCTGGCTCTGTGACAGACTGGATGAAAGCCGTAAAGACACTGACTCTTGATCCAGATTATAAGAGAGCTTTGTCTGAAGTTGGTGTGGCAATGGAGAACATCACGCATGAGCGTATGCTTAATATGTATGGTGCGGTAGATAGTAAATTATCTAATGCCTTCTTTAACGCTACAATGCTAACGCCTTGGACAGACATGAACCGTCAGATCGCAGGTGCATTGGCTCACCAGACATTTATTACGCACCAGAAGAAAGCGTTAAGATCTTATGTTAAAGGCAAACCAGTTAGCGAACAGCCTAGAGAATATAAACTAGCCTACAGATACATGAAGAACTTTGGCCTCGAAGATTATCTTGAGGGTGGATCAAAAAGTAGAATTAGTCTAAGCGATAGATCCCTTCTTGGCACAGATGACTCTTTACGCAAAGCAATGATTAGGTTCGCAGACGAGAGTATCTTTCAGCCTAACGCAAACGATGCCCCTCTATTTGCACAGACACCACTGGGAGCTTTAGCGTTCCAGCTTAAATCATTCCCGTTAATGATGAGCCGTCTGGCAGGTCATGTGATTAGAGAAGCACAGATTGGCAAGCTACTCAAAGGAGACGCAAGCGAGTCAAACATAAAGCCCCTACTCTACTTCCTTTCACTCGGCCCAACTTTCGGTATGGGTGCATTAGCAGTGAAAGACATTGTGCAAATGAGAGGTGGCGAAGACGAGCAGTCACCTGAGTTGAGAGTTAGAAATGCTCTGAAGACAGCAGGGTATGATGAAAAAATTCACGGTAACGAAGTTGATTTCTTAGGCTGGTATCTTGAGGGAATGTTGCAAATGGGTGGCGTTGGTCTGCTCGGTGACATCTTACACTCAGCAGTTACACAGGCAGACAATGGTTCTTACGGACAGACAAGGTTCTTACAGACGCTGGGTGGCCCAAGTGTTGGTCTGATTACAGCAGGTCTGTCTGTACTCGGCGGCGGCATGGACTCTGCATTTGGTTCATCAGAAAGTAATGCAAAAGAACGAACTGCTGTCAGGGAAATCGCAACCCGTATTCCAGTTGTTGGAGGTGTCAGACGAGCAAGAGAAGGAATAGTTAACTCCATCGCAGGTGAACCCACAGGAAATAATTCGTCTGGCTGGGGTAGCTGGGGAGGTAAATGGAGTTGACAAAGAAGCTCGATCCCAAGTCTCGCTTCAGCAAAGCTGATACGAATGGGGACAATATACTGACAGACGAAGAGCTTGACGCTGAACTGAATCGAGAAGAACGTCGCATCCGTATGGAGAATAGTGACAAGAAGGAAGACCAGATAAGATTGCTTATCTGGTTTCAATCCATAGCAACCGTACTCTTTGTCGCAATACTAACAATACCAGAGGTCGTTCCAGAAAGCCGACTGGATCATTTGGTCGGTGTCGCAACGACATTCATACTTAGCCAGTTAGGGATAATTGGTGGGTATGTTGGTGCTAATGCTTGGGCTAAATCAAAGGAGGAAAGATAATGCTTAAAGATTTAATTAACCCAGTCGCAGGGTTGCTGGATAAATTTGTAGAGGACAAAGATCAGAAGGCTAGATTAGCACACGAGATAGCAACGATGGCTGATAAACAAGTCATGGCTCAGTTAGCTATTAATCAAGAGGACGCAAAAGGAAACTGGTTTCAATCATCATGGCGACCTTTGATTGGGTGGATTTGCGGTCTATCTCTTGGAATAAATTACATGGTAGCACCAATTTTAGGTGGCTTTGGCATTACCATTCATCAAGCGGATATGAGTGTAATGATGCCGCTTTTATTGGGAATGCTAGGAATTTCAGGAATGAGAAGTTTCGACAAGTTAAACAAAACCGATACGAAAGGAAAGAAATGAGAAGATATTTAAAAAGAATTTGGTGTGCGTTGCTCAACAAGAAGTGCAACGAAAATTGTAACTGTGTGAAGGAGTAAGGCATGACCTTTAAACTATCTCAAAGAAGTCTGGGTAGACTGGACGGGGTAAAAAACTCACTGTTTTCCGTCTGCACTTTAGCCATCACAAAGAGTGATGTGGACTTCGGAGTCGTTTCGGGGATGAGAACCCAAAAAGAACAGGACGATTTAGTAGCTCGTGGAGCGAGCCAGACGAGGAAGTCTAAACACCTTACGGGAGATGCTGTCGATTTAATGGCGTATGTCGAGTGCAATGGAAAGTCACGAGCTTCTTGGGAGTTGAACTTGTACGACGATATTGCAGACGCAATGGCTAAAGCGGCTAATGAACTTAACGTGAAAATTCGTTGGGGCGGAGCTTGGTCTGTTGACTCAATCGGTGAGTACAAAGGATCAATGGAAGAAGCAATGAATGAATACATTGATCTCCGAAGGTCACAAGGCAGACGGCCTTTTATAGACGGCCCACATTTCGAATTGATGCCTCATTGATGTGGCTATCCATCATTATGTTCTGTTCGTCTGTGCAAGCTGAGTCTTGCATGGTGGTTACTCGGAAAGATTTATTCCCAACACAAGAGGAATGTTTCCATGTTTCTGTCAGCCAAGCACAGATAATCTCAAACGACGAGGACATATATTATGTACAGCCTATGTGTCAGAACATCTATATTGGAAAGAAGATAATGGTTGGCGGTAGATATAACATTTGGAACTTTAGATGACTGATGAAGACGAGAAACTAATTCAGGCAGACGGCTTCGATGAAGCTGTGATCGGTGTCACAGACATTGGGTTTGATACCAGACGCATTGTTTATGACGCTGAAGAAGTCATAGATATCCTAATGACCCGTGATGGCATGTCGTGGGAAGATGCTTTGGAATATTATAACTTCAATATAGTTGGATCTTATGTTGGTAAAGCCACTCCACTTTTCATTTGGAGAATGACGATGAGAGAAATTGGAACTCTCGACTGAGGATAAATTACTTATCTTCTTTGTATTCTTAGCCTATATATCTACACCAGAAGGTTTTAACTTCGTGCTTACACACTATCCGCTACTCCTTAGTTACCTCAAAGAGAGGTACTTCGGATTTATTTTCTGACTGTTTAGAAAACTCTCCAAGCAGAGCCGCATAACCACAGATGTCCACTATACTATCTGCCTTTTTCTGATGAACAAGCCGTGCAATTTTCATAGCAATCATACACAAAACCACATCCTCTGGCTTAATTTCTTTACTGAGAATTACCGTCCATAAATCAGCAATTCGTTTATGGTTGGTGTAGGCATCTCCATAGTCTTCAGCCCGATCCCCATTAATTAATTTCTGTGCCTCTTTTAGTATCTCGTCTCGTTCTTTCATTGGTCTTTTTCCTTTGGTTTATATACTTGGTATTCTTGGCAAGCGTGTATTGCTTCTCTGTCATGTTTGTCGCAGTGCCACCCTCCGTCCTCTCTTGGGAAAGCAAAGGCACATGTCTCACACCTCACTGGTGCTTCGAGCCCTTCCCAGCAGACGGCTTTCTTAAAACAAAACCTACAACTGAAACTGTCTTGGTTGTCGCTGATCTTCACAGCCTGACCAGACATTACACGTTCTACTTTTGATAGCAGAAAGTGGTAATGTATGTCGTCATACTCGACGATTTCAGCACCATATTCGGATGTATTTTTATTGATAGCTACAAACACGGCTTCCTTGAAACCACTCATACCCATCATCATTTGTAACTGTGAATAATATTTAGGGTGTGCATCCTTCACACCATTCTTTAAAAACTTTTTGTGACTTGCGTCATTCATAGACTTGATCTCAAGCACTCGTACAATCTGATCGTCTGTCTCTATATGTCCGTCCATGTGACAACTCACATGACCGCCGTAGAGATGATAGGAATACTGACGACCAGTCATACCATCCACCTCCCAGACTCTTACGTCTGCGTTCTCCTTTAAATCTTTTACAACTAGGTCTTCAAGCAAATGACCCAACGCAAATATGCGTTGTGTCCTTGGATTAATCTGTGGTTCGGGGAAGCCTCTTAGCGAGAAAGCAAGTGCGGCATCACAAGGAGTACCTACGCCACTAGCCCCAATATATTGTCTGGCTTCTTGTATCTTTTTATTTCGATAGCCAGTATCAATCGCCTCAACTATATCCTCTGCCGTCCTAATCTTTTTCATAACTGCTCCTCAAAGGAAACAGCCCAAGGTAAGGGAGAGAACCTTGGGCTGTTAAGGTCGTGGATATGTGCATGAATAACACTCGCTCTCACGACTTACGATTAGTCATAGAAAAACCAAAAAACTATGACTAAAACGGAATCTCGTCGTCATCAGTTGAGGCTACTGCCTCTACTAACGCTTGAGATTTTTCATAAGATTTAATTTCAGGCCACCTTTTACCCTCGTTATTTTCCTTCCCAAGGCCCACGTTTATGCGAACTTGATAACCACTTAGCTTGTCTGCATCCCCAGGTTTATTTGCATCGGGATGATTAGACGCTTCAAGCATGGCTTTTAATTGAGACTTACCAATCTGGACTGCTTTCGGATTTGGGTTCTGAACATTATATCGCTCTACGATTGTCAGATCGTTTGCATCAGCAAAGGTTACTTCAAGAAATCTACCAGTCCTTGCCGACGTTTCTTTAATCATAGCTTCTTTAATGCGTACATCGTGATTACCTTCTTCTAAAAATCTTTTAGGTGGGCCATCGTCTGCGACTACGTCTGTTAAATCTAGTTCTCCAAAATTAAAACCACTCATTTTACATTCCTCTTTGAAAATTGTTCTTTTGTTTCTGACATTTTTGCCAGTAGTTCTGTGACATCGTCACATTCTTCGATTGCCTTCAGCCTTCTTTGTGGATCACGACTCTTGCCGTGCCATCCATTGACTTCGTCTGTCGCAAACATACGTCTGACTTTAGGATGACCACTATCAGTCTTCTCAGTAGTTCTCACTCCACAGAAAACGTGATCGAAGATTGCAGGTATTCTTTTCGCAACACCCTTGCCTTTTATATGAGGCCAGAATTGTGTTACTCCATTCGCATCTGCTTCTTCTTTAGCCAGACATGTCATAAAAACGTGGACGGGCAAGTCTCTGATAATCTTTAGAGTGCCAGTCATTTGGGAATCGTATTCTCCCCAAACTTTGAATCCATTCTTATCTCCATCCATTTCCTGTTCAAGACTTTCAAGAAGTCGGTCTGACATCTCTGTTAAACTATCAATGGCTATCCACTTGTACCCTTGTGCTGGTAAAAATTCTGGCATTGTTAACCATTTGAAGATTTGCTTGAAGGAGTATGTACCCTTCTCTTCATCATTCTCTCCATCCCATGAGAGGAACGGAATGTAATCAATGTCTGTGTCCTCAATAGATTTAAGTCCAGCTTCACCAGAAATGATTAAGCCTTTTCCAAATCTTTTTTGATAGAACCTGCATTGATATGTTTTGCCCCACCCATGATGTGCGTACAGCAACGTCTTGGTTGGGCCATCTGCTTGTAAGGCAGATGTTTTCTTTGGTCGAAATTTCATATATTACCTTTCTTTTATTCTGTATCACTCTAAATATAATTAGTTGTAATACTATTTGACACTTTAGTAGTATAGTATAAGTTACAGGTGTCAACCTAAAAAAGAGAAAAGAATGAAAAAATTAAATATAAAACGACTTATCGAAGATGTTGGTGGTGCTCGTAAGGTTGCAGAAATAGTGGGCGTTCAGAGGACTGCTCCGTATGGATGGGTGCGTCAAGGACACATCCGATCTACATTTTTAGAAAAGATAACTACAGCTAATCCAACATTAAACATTAATAAATATTTTGAGGAGAGACAAAATGAAAAACTTGGAGGCGGCACTTGAACTGCTAGACATGGGTTGGTCAATCATCCCATGTCGCCCAGACACTAAGCGTCCACGAATTAAGTGGAAAGAATTTCAAGAAACCTTACCAACCGAAGAGCAAGTGACAGACTGGTGGACTAAATTCCCAGATGATCCTATAGCCCTAATCACTGGCAGTTTATCAGGTGTGGTTGTGGTTGATTGCGATAACGAGGAAGCCCTTCACGCCGCCTTTGATTGCGGAATGAAGTCGCCCTTCCGTGCGAAGACAAAGAGAGGGCATCATCTATACTTCCGTCACCCAGCAGACGGCTTACGTCGTGGGCCAAGAGCAGGTCTTATGACCAGAGGTTCAGACTGGCCTAAGATTGATGGTTTAGATTTCAGAGGTGATGGTTCGTATGCTCTTGTGCCTCCATCTAAGAATTATTCTTGGGAGATACCAAAGGGTTTCAGTCTTGATCCAGAAGACTTTCCAATATGGAAAGATTGGAAGCCACAGATTAAATCAGAATTTGATGACTCATTTAGTTTTAATGACCTAGATCTATCTGACGTTGTGGCAATGAACCCCATAGAACTTATGTCTGAGTGGGATCGTACTGCAAGGTATGTGCGAGAGACGTACCCAAACACTATGAAGATCCCGTCGGGTGTTGGTAATGGTAGGAATGAACGAGTGATGAAGTATATCTCTGAACAGATTCTTGAAGGGAACTTCGGTGCAGAACTTAGAGTTCGTGGCTATGCTTTTATGACTGAGTTCTTTGAAGAACATCTTTCCGTTGCCGAGTTTGAAGCTACTGTTCGCTCTATGGAGGAGAGTGAGAGACGTAATCATCCAGATCGTTTTGATGAGAAGGGTGAATACATTCATAGAAAGAGAATAGAAGAAGCCAAAGCAGAGGAGAATGGTGAAGGTAGGTCAAGAAGATTAATCACAATGGGAGATGCTAAAGAGTTAGCTGAGAAGTCAGATGCTAGAGAGTTCCTCATTGAACCTTGGTTATCACCTGCCTCGATTACTCAGGTCTACGGATATTCTGGTCATGGTAAATCTTTATTTGTCCAGAACGCTATGGCTTCATTGGCATCAGGCCGTAAATATTTTGGTTGCTTTGAAATCAATAAGCCAAGCAAGATCCTATACTTAGACTTCGAGATGGGTATGTCTACGATAGCCAGACGTTTACTTGAGATGAAGCAAGTGCATGGAGATACGAAGGATAGGTTACAGATATGGACTCCCTTTGTTGACAACCACGAGATGAACCTCAGAACTAAGGAAGGTCTTGTTGAGTTACAAGGTTGGGTAGATTTTATTAAGCCAGACGTGATTGTGGTTGACACCATAAGAACTGCATACCCTGGCTTAATGGAAAATTCCTCAGACGAATGGGCAAAGGTAAACCAGTTGGCTGTCCGTCTGCGTAACTCTGGTTATGCTGTCATCCTTGTTCACCACAGCAACAAGCCGTCTGAGAGTGGAGTTGGTAGAGAGGCTGGGTCAACTAACCAGTTGACTGTCTTGGAAACACAGATCCGTGTGACGCAAGTTTATCAGGATGAAGAGACGGCAAAACAAAACGCCGCCATCTATGACGGCTCATACGACAGACCAGTGTGGCCCATGTTATCGGCAAGGTTAATGAAAGACTTCCAATTATATATGGTAATGGAGATTAGGTACGGGAAAGTTCGTGAATGGACAGACGCACATGATCGAGTTCAGTGGATTGGTTTGGCGGCTAACAACCAGACGGACGAGAGGTGTATCGTTTCTTCAAGCAGCACAAAACAAAAATCAAAAGATATGGCACTTGATGGAAAAGATGTAGAAGAAATCAGTCGTGCTTTGTCGAAACCTTTAAGAGTTATAAAGGATTGGTTGGAGGTTTAACCTTCCAATAACCTTTCTCATATATACCCATAACTTTAGCATTAGGGAAAACTTCTCTGATGCAATCTACCCATTCAGCTATCTCTGGATACTTGGCTCTGTTTCCATTTGTTTCTGTCTGCTGACCAATAGTTTTGAATTTAGGAACGTATCGCTTACGGCTCATGTTCGCTTGTTTCTCCTCCGTTAAACTCAGCCCCCCAAGGGCTGAGTAACACTTCGGTTCAAGTCACTCTCAGACGTTCCTACACCCTGAGAGCTTGAAGGTCAACCCCCTTTTTTAAATTAGTTTATATTATTTTATATATTCGGTTGTATCTTAGGTGTGCTTTAGGTATATCTATACAAATAGGTACAAGTAACAGGAGCAGTGTTGCCGAAACCGATAGAAATAGGGCCGACAAACTTGAGATGGCTCAGAGAAAATCACAGAAAGACGACGTACTCAGATATGTCAGATAGAATCGGTGTGTGCGTAGACACGCTCAAACGCATACTCGTGCGTGAAGGACTTCAAGAATTTGATGGAGCAAAGTACCAGCTACGTCGAGACGTTGGTGTGGCTATGTGGAATCGTCCTTGCCTTGAGTGTTCGAACGAGGAGTTGCGTCCAAAAAACTGGTTCTATTGTCGAACTTGCAGAAAGAAGAGAGGATATGAGGAGGAATGAAAGTAATAATAGAGAGTCCGTACAAGGACGACATCGTGCGGAACACCGATTATGCGAAGCGTTGCATGATAGACAGCTTAAATCGTGGAGAGTCACCATTAGTTTTCCACTTACTTTACACACAAGTACTAGATGAATCTAACGAAGATGAGCGATACAAAGGTATCTCAGCATCCTTCATCTGGCATAAACACGCAGACAAGCTCGTGGTCTATGAAGACTACGGCATAACTTACGGCATGGAATTGGCAATCAATCTGGCTAAACAGAATGGCGTACCTATAGAGAAGAGGAAACTCAATGGGTAAAAGATCTAATGGCTTTGAAAGAAAAGAGAGAGACTTCTACCCAACAATAGATCCGTCTGTTATCGACCCCATAGCTGGCTTTGTCTTATACAAAAACTATTACGAACCGTGCGTCGGAGACGGACAACTCATCAATCTCTTACACGAACTCGCCGTCTGTACTGGCTCG